TGTAAAAGGTGATGTCGGGCAAGTCAAATTTGATGATGGCGGCTCCTCAGTAAACCCTGTATTAGGCACTAGATCATGGTCTATGTCTATCACCAAAGATACCCAAGAAACAACTGTTCAAGGTGACACTTTTAAAAAATTTATTGGTGGACTTATTGAAGGTGAAGGCACTGCTGAATTAGTTTATGACAATGCTGCTTCTGGTGAAACTGCGACCTTTGTTGATGGTGTTTTAACTACAGGTGATGCTGGAACAGCAGCTTTTGAACTTTTCCCTGATAGTGCTAGTGGATCTGCAAAAATCAGTTTCAGTGGTCTTATAACAAGTTTTGAGCAAAGCTCATCTTTAGGTGATGTGAATACAATAAGCATTACATTTAAGCCATCTGGCACAATTACATCCGCAATCTAAAAGTAAAATTCTTCGCATTTATTTATGGCAACTAAAAGAACCGCAGAGGTATTGCTTGGAGCGTTTCAAGATGAAATGGTCACAAGACGTAAGTTTGACGTTAAAAACTCCAAAGATGAAGTCGTAATGACTTTATATTTTAAGCCTATAACAAGATATGCAAGAGTAAAAGCACAACAATTAGCTGGCCCTAATGCTGATGCTTTAGTTGTATCAACTCAGCTTCTTTGTCAAATGGCTGAAAAAGAAGATGGAACTCTAGCTTTTGATATGTCGGATGCACCGATACTGCAAAGACAACTGCCAGAAAAAGTATTAAATGATTTAGAGCTTTTCTTAAACGACATCAAGCTTGATATTGATACAGCAAAAAAAGAATAAAAGGGGATAGCTGGTTTAGATTTGAGTTTTTCCTAGCAACAGAACTTGGTAAGACAGTACAAGAACTCAGAATGAATATGACTGAGGCAGAGCTTATATATTGGGCTGCCTATTATGAAGTTAAAACTGACGAAGAAAAGAAAGCGTTGCAACGACAAAAACGTAATTCAAGGTAATATAGAGTAAAGGTTTTTTTATTTGTGGCAGAAGCAGTTGTTAGATTAAGAGTTGATGCCAGTGGTGCTAGTAGGGCTTTAGATAATATTGGAAAAAAAACAAACACGTTACAAGGCAAATTTAATGGTTTGAGAAATGCTATTGCTGCGACTGGTATTGTACTTCTTGGCAGACAGGCAGTAAACACTTCGGCAAACTTTGAAAAATTAAATGTAAGATTAGGATTGCTTACAAAAGCAAGCGGCACTTTTGCAAAGTCCCAGCAAATCGCTGCTGATGCACAGAAGGCATTTGGTTTAAGTGCAACTGAAGCATTAGAAGGAATAACAGATATAACAGCTAGATTAGCTCCTTTGGGTGTCGGTGTTGAAGATATTAAATCAACATTTTTCGGTTTTAATACAGCCGCAAAATTAGCTGGTGCATCAGCGATAGAATCATCAAACGCATTTAGGCAGTTAGCACAGGCTCTCGGCTCAGGAAGGTTGGCTGGTGATGAATTTAGAAGTATCTCTGAACAAATCCCGACACTTTTGCAGCCTATAGCAGATGAACTTAATGTACCTATTGGCAAACTTAAAGAATTAGCTGCTGAAGGTAAATTAACAAGTGATGTTGTTCTGAGGGCTTTAAAAACAATTGAAACAGATGGAGCCGCTTCATTAAAAGAATTAGTTGCAAATGATCCTACACAAGTATTTAAGGATTTTAGTAATGCGACTGAGGACTTATCTAAGGCATTTGGCGATCAATTAAAACCTATTGTTATTGAAGTTACAAAGGCTTTGACAGGATTTATCACAAATCTAACAGAATTTGTAAATACAGATGCTGGAAAAGCAACTATGTTATTGGCTGCTATTGCTGGGGGAATCTCAGCTATAACCACTGCTGCTCCTTTGGCTGGAGCCGCTGTTGCTGCATTTGCCGCCAAAGTAGGGGCATTAAAAATCGCAGTTCTTGGCTTGTCTGGTGCTTTGGCTGCTAGTGGTATTGGAGCATTTGCTTTAGCTCTTGGATTTGTAGCAACAAAAATAATAGAAACCAAAAGAAAACAAAAAGAGCTTAATGATGCGATCACAAAGGGTTCTGGAGAACAAGTTGCAAAAGCACTTACAAAACAAAAAGATATTTTAACAGAAATCAATAAAAGGCTAGTTAATGCAAATGGCAGAACTAAAAAGAATCTTGAAAACAAAAGAGCAGAAGTTTTAGAGGATATAAAATTACTTCATGAAAGAAATAGAAATTTAGAGAAAGAAAAAGAAATAACAGAAGAAAAGAAAAAACAAAACGAAGAACATAAAAAGTCAGAAGAATTAATAAACAAACAAAAAGATGCAACAGAAAAACTAAAAGAAAAAATGACTGCTGTAGGCGAAGAGATCGAAGGCAGTATTAAAAATAATTTAAGAGATGCTATAACTGGAGCAAAATCATTTGGTGAAGCAATGGCAGGGGTTCTTAATAAGATAAGAGATAAAATTATAGATGCTCAGTTAGATAAGTTATTTGGTAATTTTGGTGAAAACTTTGGTAAGGGTAAAAGCGGTGGTAAAGGTTTTGGAGGATTTCTTGGTGGTATTCTTGGAGGACTATTTGCAAATGGTGGCCAACCACCTGTTAATAAAATTTCAGTCGTAGGCGAGAGAGGCCCTGAACTTTTTGTTCCTCGTTCTGCTGGTACTGTTATTCCTAATAGTGATATTGGTGGTTCTTCTATTACAAATAATATTAGTATTAGTGTAGATGCCTCTGGTTCATCTGTACAAAGTGATGGTGATGGTCAGCAGTTTGGTGAAGCTCTTGCAACTGCAATACAGTTAGAAATTGTAAAACAAAAACGAAGTGGAGGTTTACTTACATAATGGCTACATTTAATGATACGACACTTGGCACTACAACAGGTGCAACTACCCCTGCTTATAGTTCTGTTGAAACAGCATCACCAAAAAATATTACAGTTCAATTTGGAGATGGATATAAGTCTCGTAATGCTTTTGGATTAAATCAAAACCCAAAATCTTACAGCTTGACTTTTAATGTTTCTCTTGCAGATGGTGATAAAATTTTAGATTTTTTAGATGCCAGAGCTAAAGATAGTGCTAGTTTTACTTTTACTCCCCCTCATACAAGCACAGCAAAACAATTTATCTGTGAAAATTACCCTAGAACAAACACTTATTTGAATAGAGTTACAATACAAGCAACATTTGAGGAGGTATTTCAGCCATGACGATACCAGTTGAACAGCTACAAAAATTAGATAATATAACAATTATTGAATTATTTGAACTACAGCTTTTCGATCCCATACATTTTGCAACTGGAGATACTTCAGTGACTACTTTGTATAGATTTCATAATGGTACAAACGAAATTAATTCAGATATAATTTTTAACAGTAACTCTTATACAGCTATTGCATGTCAGGCTGAAGGTTTTGAAAGTGGCGATAATACAACAATGGCTAGACCTACTATAACTTTTGCAAATACGGTTGGTAATTTTTCCACGATATTAGAGATTGTAAATGCTCAAACTCCTTTTAATGATTTACAAAAAGCACAAATTAAAAGAATTAGAACATTGGCACAGTTTTTAGATCACGCAAATTTTACAGGTGATAATCCTTATGGAACACCAGATCCCACAAAGAAATTAAGCGATGATACTTATGAAATAAATAAAAAAATTATTGAAAACAATCAAGTATGTAGTTTTGAACTTGTTAATACTATTGATTCTGAAGATTTAACTTTGCCAAGAAATCAAATAACAAAAGATAGATTCCCTGCTGCTGGTAGTTTTGTATTTGTATGAACTGGAAAAAAGAAGCAAAAAAATATTTTATTGAATGTTCACCTAGTGAAGGTTGTGGTTTGTTAGTAGAAAGAGGTGGCAATGAATTTTTCTTTCCTTGTAAAAACATCGCTTCTCATATACAAGATGATATAACTTTTGCGATTGATCCTTTAGATTTTGCTGCTTGTGAAGATAGTGGTGCAGATATATTAGCGGTTCTTCATTCTCATGTAGAAGGCAGTGCAGAGCCTTCTAAAGCTGATATAAGTAACTGTAAGCTCTATATGATGGATTGGTACATTTACTCGATTCAAGATGATGACTGGCACTTTGAGGAGACAAAATTATGATCAGAAAAATTAAATTATATGGGCCTTTAAAAAAATTATGTGGTGTAAAAGAGTTTGAAGCTGATTGTTCAAACGTAGATCAAGTATTCAGTTTTATTAAAGTAAACTATCCAGATTGCCAACAGCATTTATTAGAAGCTTGTTATAGCATTGTAATGAATGATGTAGACATAACATTTGCAAATTTAATAATAGAGGGTGAAGGTGATATTAAAGTAATTCCTTTAATTTCTGGAAATATATTTGGTATAGGCGCATTTATTAAAATTGTTGGTGGCTTTGTTACAAGTTCTTTTTTTACAAGTACTTTAACTATGTTAGCTGTTAATGCTGGTTTAAGTTTTTTAACTGATTTACTAACTCCTTCTCTAGAGGAACCTTCAGCAGACCCACAAGTAACTTCTTTTCTTAGTAATCAAACTGCAAATACTACGAAATCTGGTGTTCCAGCTCCCTTAATATTTGGAGAATGTTTAGTCGGATCTGTGGTTATTAGTGCTGGTTCTGATACATTAAAGGTTGATAATAGTTCGACATAAAAATGGCAAAACAGCTAGGTAGCATAAGGCTAGAAAAATTATCGGAAGATCTACCGAATAATTTTTTAAAAGCTGAACAGTTTTTTACTTTCTTAGATTTACTTTCTGACGGAGCAGAAATTGAGGGATTTGCCACACCATCAAAAAATAATTTATCTATACCTACAAGCTTATTAGCTCCAAGTAGTGCAGAAGATACTACGCTTACAGATGATACCGAAAGAACATATATTCAAGAAGCACAAAAAGATATTTTTTTAGATGGTCGTGCTATTAGAGATTCTGGTGGTGTTGAAAATATACAAAATACCTCTCTTGCAATAAGAACGGGAACTAACGACCAAAAAATTATGCTTGGAGTGGATGAACAAAGGGCTGCTGGTAATTTATCTGCAGCTAAAGTATTAAATAATAATGCTTCGGAGGCTAATAAAGTAACAGGTACTCTTAATGCTGGAACCGATCTAAACAGCACTCCAAAAGCAGCAATAATTACTTTAACATGGGAGAGGATTTTTCAAACAAGTGCGGATGATGGGTCTGCTGTTGGTTTAGGAATATCATCAGAAGATAATGGTGCTGTACGAATACTTTTGAGATTAAGAGATAAAAATAATGTTGAGATATATAGTAGAGAAGAACATGTAAATGGAATTTCAAGAGGTCAATTTAGTAAAGATTATAGAGTTGAGATCCCAGAAAGTTACCATGCAGATACGACTGCAGTTGCAAATCATTATCCTATAAGTGTTGATGTTTTAAGACAAGATTTAGAATTTAGAGCTAATGGTGGTCGTCATCCGTTTGATCGTGATGGTAATAATATTTACGAAGAAGGAGATAGAAGATTTACAGAATTTTTCTTTTCAGGACTACAAGGAGTTTTACCTTTAGATGGTGAAAATCAACCAAAAATAACTTTTCCAAAGTCAGCATATATAGGTCTAAGGTACTCAGCAGAGCAATTTCCAAACATACCCACAAGGCAGTTTTTAATTAGAGGAATTAAGATCCGCATACCAACTGGAGTGACTATAGACACTGCTGATACAGGTAGAATTATATATCCTTCAGGGTATTCATTTGCTGTTTTAACAGGTACAAGAAATCAAGAAGGTGATAAGTTTTGGACATCTGATCCAGCTTGGATTTTATATGCTTTGTTAACAGAAGATTATGGTCTAAATATTGATGATTCAAAAATAGATAAGGCTTCTTTTTATGCTGCAAGTGTATATTGTTCAGACTTTAATTCCACTGGTAAGCCTAGATATTCTTTTAACGGGGTTATTAACCAAAGAAAAAAAGCTCTCGATTTAATTAAAGAGGTAGCTAGTTTGATGAGAGCAACTGTTTATTATAAAAATGGTTCTATAAAAATTGCTTTAGATAAACCAGAAACTGTTACCTCTTATCTATTTACTAATGCAAATGTAGTTGAGGGAGCATTTACTTATTCTGGAACGGATAAAGATAAAAAATACACCCAAATAAATGTTTCATATTTTAATAACGAAATACAAGAATTAGATCAAATTTCAGTTAGTTCAGATAATTTAGATCCTTCTTTAAAACAAAATTATGGTTTAAATCAAATTAATATCCAGTCTTTATATACAACAGACAGAGATCAAGCGAAACGTCTTGGCAGATCATTAATTTATAGTTCAAGTCGTGAGGCAGAAACTGTATCCTTTGAATGTGGTTTGGAAGCTGCTGCTATATTAGAGCCTTTTGATGTTATTAAAGTTGCTGATAGATTAAAAGAATCTATTAGAGCAAGTGGCAGAATAAATACAGTTACAAGTCCTACAGTGGTAGTGGTTGATGATAGTACAGATACTACTGTTGGTTCAATTGGAGATACTTTTTTAATTATTGACAAAGAAGGAGGGGTGCAAGAAAGAACAATAGATGCGGTGTCTGGCAGTACGGTTACATTATCATCAGCTTTAAGTCCTGAACCTCAAGCTGGTACGATATGGGCTGTAAAAACTGGTAATGTACAACATAGAAAATTCAGAATAACAAATATAAAGCAAAAAAATAATTTTGTATTTAGTATTTCAGCAATAGTTTATGACGATAACAAATACATTTTTATTGATGACGAAACAAGCACTCTTGGTTTAGGTAGAAGTCCAACAACTTTATTAGATAGATTACCAGCTCCAGAAATACAAAATTTAAGCGAAGAACTTATTGTTGTTAGGGGTAGGGCTACTACTAGGATAGTTTTAAATTTTAGTAATGTAGACGGAGCGAAAAAATATCAGGTTGTTTACAGATTAAATAGTGGTTCACCCATAGTAACAACTACCACAGAAACTGAATTTGTTTTATTAAATAATCGAGAGGGTAATTATGAATTTACTGTAAAATCATTTAATTCTGCTCATGTATTAAGTACTGTAGGATCTACCAGAACTATTACTGCGGAAGGATTAGATGCAAAACCAAATCCTGTAGCAAATTTAAGAGCAGAAGAAAGTGGTGATAATCTTATTTTAAAATTTGATCGTGCTACTGACAAAGATGTTTTATTTGGTGGATTTGTCGATGTTGAACTTTCACTTATTTCTGATGGTACAGCAACCTTAGAAAACGCAAATCCAGAAAAACGTGTAGACGGTAATATAAATGAAATTGTTTTTAATGATTATCAAAGCGGAGAATATTTTTTAAAATTTATTGACGTAAATGGAAACAAATCGGAAACTGCAACTTCAATTGTTGTTAATAGAACTATTGCATCTAATAATTTAGTTGCTGCACAAATAAGAGAAAATACAAATAATTTTGCAGGATCTAAAGTAAATTTAGAATATGACAGTTCCATAGGTGGTTTAAAACTTTCAAGTGCAATAACCTTAGAGTCCCTTTCAGATTTTGATACGCTTGCACACTCAGGTGGTAATTTTGCAACGCTTGATTTGGTTACTGGAGGAGGTGGTAGCGGTATTCCTAGTGAAGGTACTTATACATTTGCTGCTAACGACATTGATTTAGGAGCTGCCTTTAGATTTCATGTAGAACCGCACTTTAAAAAATCTGGATTTGATACTCTTGGCCCCTCTGGTTTATGGGATAGTCATACAGATCTTATGGATGATTGGCCTGATATTTTCACATCAGGTACAACCGTTGTTGATAAAAGTGCAAATCTTGTATTTCAAGTTGCAAAAAGCCAAACAGCATCTGCTAGTTCGACCTTTGAAACTTTTACAAATACAGATATGATCGCAAGAACTGTATCTTTTAAAGTTCTTGTCAATAATGCAAGCACTTACGAAAACGTAGATATTGAAGAATTAGGTGTAAATATAATATTCAGACCAAGAACAGAAAGAAGTATAGATAATTCAAGTGCAACAAACGGAGTGTTGACAAGTTCTAGCAGTGGAGCGACTACTGTTACCTTCAATAAAAAATTCTTTACAGGAACAACTGCTATTGGTGGTAGTACAACAGCATTTAATCCAGTTGTTTCAATAAACATAAATAATATGGCTGATGGTGATTTTTTTACTATTGATAGCGTAACCTCAACCCAATTTGTAGTAAGTATTAAAAACGGCTCTAGCTTTGTTCAGAGATCATTCACATATAGTGCTTTCGGATATGGTGAAGGGTAGTATAATAGAAAAAACATAAAAAAAAAATGGCAAAACCAGCAGATTTTGTAGTTGATAATGCCTCAGGTTCAGCGGTTAGAACTGATCTGAATAATATTTTTGATGCAATAAGTATTAACAATGGATTTGGTTCTGTACCAACCCAAAAATACAAATATATGTGGTATGCGGATACATCTTCAGGAAAGATGTCATTTTATAAAGCTAACGCATCAGATAAATTAGATTTTATAAGCCTTACTGATGGCAGTTTTTTTGGCCCTAATGGTTCCGCATCAAATCCATCATATACTTTTACAAACAGTACAAGTACAGGATTTTATAGAAGTGCAAGTAATGAAATAGGGGTTTCTAATGGTGGTACAAATACAGCATTATTTAAAAGTACAGGAACAGATATAAAAGGCGTGTTATCTGTTGCTCCTTCAAGTGGTCAAGCTTTTATAGAAGTCAAAACTAATAATGTTAATAATCAGGATGCTTTTATAGATTTTGTAGCTGACCAAACACATACAGATTATGGGTTACGCCTATTAAGAGGTTCTGGAGGAGCAAACACAATTTCACAATTAGTGCATAGAGGTACAGGTGCATTGGAGTTAATTGCACAAGATGGTGGCGAAATTCAATTTAAATTAGGTGTTGATGATAATAGTACATTATTAACTAGATGGGCATTTAGTAATCAGGGTGCTTTTAGATGGGCTGAACACACTCCAACTTTACCATCAGGTGCTAATGAAAGTGGTGTTATAATTCCGAAAGGTATAGCCACTAAAACAGGATCAGCTGCAAATGCGACACTAACGGGTAATGTATATAACTTTGCTTGGTCTAGTCCAG